ACTTTACAATCCAAATCAACCATCAGGGTCAGCGTACTATGGTCAGGCAATCGAAAACATGCCTCTATTAGAAGCTTTTCCACAAAGTACTCAAATTATGAAGTACTTACTTACAACTTTACCACGTGGTACAGCTAAGTTACCTATCCTAGATTTGGGTTATACTTCAATCGTAATTAAACAAGGAGCTTCATTAGCAATTACCCCCCAAACCCTAAACTACTTAGGTGGAAACCAATCCGAAGCAGCAGGCTACACAGCTACTATTTCTGATGTTAGATTATTTAGCCAATTCAATGGTGTAGGTATCAACACAACAGATGCAGTTGCTCTTAATGCTACAACAACATTAGGAACCTCAGTATCTAAAACAGTAGTTGGTACAACAATTAACCTTAAAGCAACTACAGTTAATACATTATTTGGTACTAACTCAACTCTATACGCTACATTAACTGTAATTGGTAGAGATTCAGGAGCTCGTATTCAAATCCCAGTTCAAGTAACTCAAGTATCTTAATTTATAAAATATGTCATTTCAAGCTCTCGACCTAGATGATTTCGTAGTATCAGTAGACTCAGTCACTGCTGGTATTTGGACTGGTGAAACCGCTAGTTTATTTACGTTTTTTACGTCATCTACCCAAGCCGCTTCTTCAGCTGGTAACTATTATTTAAATGTTTACAATACTGCCGCTACTGAATCAATTCAATTTGCTGTTACTTATGGTAATGAAACCGGGTTAGGTACCGAATTATATGACCCATCAGTATCAGGATACTCATATTCAGGTACTATTTGGGGCCAATATCAAATCCTAGTATTAGGTGATGAAAACTCTAATTTCTCTTGGGGTGGTATTACTGGATCTGATTTCTGGGCACTTTCATTTGAAAGAAATAGATATAAAGAAGCATTACTTCCAGGTTCATTAACCCTTACCCTTTCAGGTTCTACTTACTTAACTCTTACAGATAATTCTCAAGTAGTAGCCTCTCAAACATTTACGGATGCAGGTAGAGTATTCCAAATCGTTTCAGGTTCAGCCGGTACAGTTTTTTCAGGTTCAGGTACAGATGGTATTAATGGATTTTCACCAAGTTCAGGTTCATATGGTTGGTTACTCCCAGATATTGGAACTATTTTATTAAATCCCTTAGCTATCTCTCAGTCTATTAACTTAGTACCTACTAGAACAGCTAATACAGACGGTCAAAATCCAAGAAAAATCTTTAACGCTATTTCAGGTTCAGGTTTTAATAATAGACCCTTTACTCTAAATTCTCAAGAAAATATTTCTTCAGATTTTATCTTTGTAAGACCTAGAAGTTCACAATTTAACTACTCACAGAACCCATCATTTATTTCAGGTTCAACTGGTGAAGTACTTTATAGTTCATTTATTAATAACCCACAAGTATACATTACAACTGTAGGTTTATATAATGACGCTAGTGAATTATTAGCTGTAGCTAAACTTTCTAGACCATTGTTAAAAGATTTCACAAAAGAAGCTCTTGTTAGAGTAAAACTTGATTTCTAAAAATGAATGGGAGCTTGGAAACAATTTTTAGCCTCTGATATAATCATAACCCCATTTGAGGTAAATAAGGGTTTTACCTTTAATTATAGTGATTTTACAGATAGTGATGTTCAAATAGATATGTTCCTGGGTACTAATAACCCTGGAACTTTCTATCCTGCTACAGCAACTACTACAGGAATTAATACAACCCAATATCAAGTTTTAGTTTATAATTCAATTAAAGGATTATATTATTCAAATTTTTTAACTGCAAGTTATGGAGATAATGCTACAACTTCTAGTATCCTCCCAGGAGCGGATGAAGCCGGAAATACTATAATAGGTTCATCTAACCCAACAGGTAGATTTGATAATTATCTTCAATCTACTCTTACCCCCTATAGATATTTCCCTACAGGTTCAGGAGTTCAAATAGCGGTTCTTTCAATTCCTAGTTTTTTATTTGGAGATTACATTCAACCTAATTCATTTATTTGGACTAATAATACAGCTGGTGGAAGTCTTACAGATGATGGAGAAGGTAATCTTCTCTCAGGAAGTTTAATAGTAGGAAATATAATTTATACTCACGGTATTGCTACTTTAACTTATCAAGACGATATTATTTTTGGTGAAGATATTAGTTTTTGGGCAACCAATACTAATACTACTTGTTCATTTTCTTCATCATATACGATTTACGAGACACAGTATAAAGCTACTATAAACGAAAACGAATTTAATTTTTCGCAAAACCCATCCTTAATTTCTGGTTCAACTGATGGTACATTATATGGATTCGTAACTAGTTCTTACTTCCAACCCTATGTTACAACAGTAGGAATGTATAATGAAACACAAGAACTTCTAGCAGTAGGGAAACTCTCACAACCCCTACCCTTATCCAGAACAACAGACACAACAATTCTTATCAATTTAGACCGATAATAAAATGTGGTTATATCAAAATAAAGAGGTCCTCTCTCTAGAGGATCTCCCCCAAAACACTTACGGTTTCATTTACATATCGATACACCAACCTACAGGTAAATCCTACATTGGTAAAAAATCGTTATTCCATAACGTAAGAAAAAAACTTACCAAAAAACAACTTGTTGAACAAACCGGAAGGGGTAGAAAACCTACTACAGAAATTGTTCAAAAGGAAAGCGACTGGAAAACCTACTATGGCTCAGCTAAACCTATTTTAGACTTAATAAAAGAAGGTAAGCAAGAAGAATTCACTCGCGAAATTTTACAGTTGGTATCCAATAAAAAGTTATTAACTTACTACGAATGCAAATATCTATTTATGTTAGGGGTCATAGAAAAACAAGACGGATATTTTAACGATAACATTCTAGGTAAGTTCTTCAGAAAAGACTTTGCTGAGTAAGATATTGTTCGTATCTTACACCATATGGTAAATAATCTACTAGTTAATATAGTAAATTCGGTTTTAGGAGTTGGAAAACCAACGGCACGAGGCAACCAGGCATATAACTGCCCATTTTGTCATCACCAAAAACCAAAACTAGAGATTAATTTTGATGATTCTGTAAAAGGTAATCCTTGGCATTGTTGGGTTTGTAATAAAAAAGGTACAAATTTAGTTGTTTTATTTAAACAAGCTAAAGCTCCCGAAGAGAAAATATTTGAGCTTAAAAAACACGTTACCTACTCGGATACAGGGATATACACTCAAAAAATAGAAGCTTTAGAGTTACCTAAAGAATTTAAACCTTTACTTGAAATCACAAAAAGTGATATTAAAGGTAGACAAGCACTAGTTTATTTAAAAAAACGAGGTGTAACTAAAGCGGATATACTGCGCTACAATATTGGTTATTGCAGTGGTGGTATATATGATTATATGATCATTATTCCGTCGTATTCCCACGAAGGAGCATTAAATTATTTCGTCGCTCGTAACTTTAATACCCACTCCCCAGCAAAATACAAAAACCCACCTTTAAGTAAAGATATTGTACCTTTTGAATTATTTATTAATTGGTCTTCACCTTTAATTTTAGTTGAAGGTATGTTTGATGCCTTGGCTGTTAAACGAAATGCTATTCCGCTTTTAGGAAAGTATATTCAAAAAGCATTAATGAAAAAAATTGTTACATCTGAGGTAAAAAAGATATATATTGCTTTAGATAAAGATGCTCAAAAAGATGCTATTAAGTTCTGTGAGCAATTACTTAACGAAGGTAAAGAAGTCTATTTAGTGGAATTAGACGATAAAGATCCCTCTGAAATGGGATTTAGGAATATTACCGAAATTATCCAAAACACCCACCCTTTGTCACAATATGATTTAATGTCAAAGAAACTTCAATTAATATGAGTAAAAGAAACATTAAGCAATCTTACAACAGAATCCTAGAGATCTCTGAAGATGCTAAACAGATTACAATGCCAGATTCACGTTATTACAGACGTAACGGGAAATACTATCCTTCTATCACTTACGTGTTGTCGGCTTACCCTAAAGGAAAATTCTTTGAGGATTGGTTAAAAAAAGTAGGGTACGCTTCTGAACATATTGTTAAAAAAGCAGGTGAAGAAGGTACAGCTACTCACGAGCTAATCGAGGATTATCTAAATGGTAAAGAGCTACACTTTCTAAACGAATGGGGCAACCCACAACATAATCCAGATGTATGGCAGATGTTTCTTCGTTTTGTAGATTTTTGGGAAATATATAAACCAAAATTAATCGAAACCGAAGTTCATCTATTCTCTGATGAATATGAGATTGCTGGTACTTGTGACTTGGTTTGTGAAATAGATTTTGAGGGTAAAACAGAACTTTGGATTATTGACTTTAAAACCTCTAATAACCTACAAACAACGTACGATCTACAAACAGCTGCTTACGCTACGTGTTACCAAGAATGCTACGGTAAGCAAGTTGACCGCACAGCTGTTTTGTGGCTCAAATCATCTAAGCGCGGCCCTAAATCTGGATCTATACAAGGTAAGGGATGGGAAATCTATGAATCTAGTCGCACTATAGAGGAAAACATGGATATATTTAAAACAGTTAAGAAATTGTTTGATTTAGAAAATCCAAAACACTCACCTATTTTTACTGAATTCAGAACTACAGTTAAAAGAGAACTTTAATATTTATACGTAAATATGCGTGTATGATTTCATTGGTTCAATTACTTAGAGAGGCACAAGGTGCTCCTAAAGCTGTCATCTTAGCTGGTGCTCCTGGTGCTGGTAAATCATCTATTGTTGGAGATATTATCTCAAATTTAGGTTTAAAAGTTTTAAATATTGATGACGATTTTATAGCTAATTTAAAAGCAGCTGGGGTATCTTTAGATCTTAAAAAAGCAGATTCTGAAGGTAGAAGTAAAGCAGCAGTTGCAATGCAACAAGCCCAAAAATCATACCAGCAAAAACTTAACCAAGATATTCAAGATAGAGAAAACATTGTAATTGATGGTACTGCTGCTTCATTTAACAAAACAGAGCAATTAAAGAAAACTTTAGAAGATGCTGGTTATGAAGTGTTTATGGTTTACGTTTATTCTTCACTTGAAAAATCACTTGATAAAAACGAAGATAGATTTGAACGCTCAGGAGGTGAAGATCGTAGTTTAATGCCTTCAATTGTAATGCAAACATGGGCTAATGTAACTAAAAACTTTATCCCTTATCTTAATTTATTTGGAAATAACTTTGTAGCTACTACAAAAGATAAAAAATTAGTTGACGCAAGAGATTTGGAAGACATTGTAGACCAGTATATTTCTCCGTATATTCCTACTGACGCAAAAGAAAAATCAGAGAAGGAAAAAGCTAGATCAATAGCTCAAAAAGAAAAACTTGAACAGGAAATACGAGATTTAATGTCTAAAGAAAACGTTACAAAAACAGTTCAACAAATAGTAAGTCCTGAAGAAGCTCAATCTAAATTAAAGTCATTCTTAGCTTCATGAATCAATTAGTTAAAGAACTTATCCGTCCTTTGTTAGAAAATAACCAAAAAGTCACTGCTGTTTATGGTGGTGGGTTTAAACCTCCCATCAAAGGTCACTTTAGATTAGTTCAAACCGCACTTAAAGATTTACCTGAAATTGATGATTTTATCATTTATGTGGGTGGTGGTGTTAGAGATGGTATCACCCAAGAACAATCAATGGCTATTTGGGATGTCTATAAAGAAATATTAGGTTCTAAAGTTCAAATAGAACCCTCAGTCCAACCCATTAAAGATGTTTTACGTTACGCTAAAGATCACCCAAACGAAAAAGTATATTTTATAATTGGGTATCGTGAAGGTAGAGAAGATGATTTAAAAGATATTACTTTACGTACTAAAGGAGTAGAAGAAAAATATCCTAATTTAGAGGTTAAAGTAATTACTACCCCAGATCCTGAAATAAGTGGAACTAATGCTCGTAAAGCATTACAAAAAGGAGATAAAGAAAAATTCTTTACATTCCTCCCAGATGAGGTACCTGCTAACGAGAAAGAAGATATATATAATATTGTAACTAAAGCTATTGTAAAAGAGGGATCTTGTGGTTATGATACAGATGTTAAAACAGGTAAAAAATTAGATACACCTGGTGGTTTAGAGGAAGCAGATCCTAAAACAGGTACAGGTAAAAAACCTAAAGGATCATCTCGTAGATTATACACAGATGAAGATCCGAGCGATACTGTTAAAGTAAAATTTTCTACTAAGCAAGACATTATAGATACTTTATCTAAATCTTCTTTTAAATCTAAACCACACGCTCGTCAATCTCAAATCATTAATTTGATTCACCAGCGAGTAAGAGCAGCTTACGAAAGAGCTAAAGATCCTGATGTTAAAAGACGTTTAAAAACAGCTTTAGATTATGCTGAACAGAGAAAAGAAGCATCTAAAGAAAAAACTGAACGTTTAAAAAAAGAAAACGTAGCACCTAACCACGATGGTAAATCAGGCAAACTGGGTTCGGGGTATAAAGAAGTAAATGAAAAAACAGCATTTGGTAATCAACCCCGCTATAGAGCTATTGAAAAAAGAGGAGATAAATACTACTATATCCAAGACAACCCA